AGGCAGCCATGACAACCGATGGTGGAGCAGGCACAGCAGGTTACGCGATGGTACCCGTGTATCTTGACCCCTATATCATAGACCAGAGCAGGAAATTTACCCCTCTGGTTGAGTTGATTTCAAGGGTGACGAACATGGGCACGTATGCGGCTTACAATAAGATAACCGCTAAGGGCGGAGGTTACAGCGCGGCAGAAGACGCCCCGCTACCAGATAAGGATAATACAAAAACAAGGGCAGCAACGGCGATAAAATACCTATACGCAGTAGGACGGGTCAGCGGCCCAGCAAGGGCAAGTTACCCAAGCTATATGCTTCCGGGGTTCGCTCCAACAGGAACTGGGCTTTCGGGTTCAGGTTTCTCGCCAGAGTCAGCACCCAACGCCAAGCAGCTTGAAGTCGTATTGCAGACAAGGGCCATTCGTGAGCTTGAGGAAAACCTCATAGTGAACGGAAACGCCACAAGCGACTCAACGCAGTTTGACGGCATCGTGACCACGCAGGATACAACTAATGCTGTGGCGAAGGGTTCAACGGCAATCACCTACAATGATTATGAAGACGCAATAAGGTATGCGGTTGACGACTCCGGCAGGCCAAACATAGGCATTTGCGACACATCAACTTGCACAGACCTGAGGAAAACAATGATAAACACATTCCACTACAGGCCGAGCGACATGACTGTGAACCTCCCATTCGGCGTATCAAGCCATCTATTGCTCGAAACGATGATAGGGCCGGTTCCGGTGCTGTATTCGCAGTATCTCAGCACGACATCTGGGAGCAAATCAATATACTTCCTTGATATGTCTGCGATTGAGATGAGGGTGTTGCAAGACCTCACATACGAAGAGCTTGCAAAGACCAACGACTCGGAGAAGTTCATGCTGAAAATATACGAAACGCTGATAATGAAGAACACAAACTTCAACGGTTGCGTTACGGGTATATCTTGAGGTGAAAATATGGCAGACCAATCAAGTGATTCAAAACAGAACAGGGAAATCTCTCCGGTGGGAAATGCAAAAGCAATTCTCCTTGAAACGGGTTCATCCGTAATAGGAGCAGGAGATACCCTCGTGGTTACTCTGGCATCCTATGGGATAAAGAACTTCAAAGCCATCTGGGAGTGTGTGCACGACACCTACGGAAGCGTAGTTAGTCCGACTCCAGTAGCAAACCACGCGACAACTGCGGTTTCAAGTGGAGTGCTAACAATAACAATGGGAACATTGACGACTGCAAGAACCTTCCTGCTATTGGGAACTTAATAGGGGGCGATAAAAATGACTGGCATAACAACGGGTATAGTTGACCAAGTCAGAGGAAAGATAAGGCTCCCCATTAATAGCATCCTAAGCGGGTCGGGCGCGGCAATCTTCGCTGGAAACACAACCCCGACAAGCGGAACCACAAGCGGAACTGGATACAACTTCGCAGATAAAGGTTCGGTGTATATAGACGCGGCAACTCCAGACCTCTACATAAACGCAGGAACCGGAGGCGCGGCACAGACATGGAAGAAAATATTGAGGAACGGTGGAACAACAACAATAACAGAACCACTCACAACCTCAACATTTATTCCACTGTATGTGACGCCTGCTTCAGGAACCTTGGTTATGGCATGGGGTTCAGGCACACCAGCAGCAACAGTTGGTTCAGCGGCGCATCCAAACGGCTATGCGAACGGCTCCATATACATGGATTACAGCCAAGGAGCAGGACTCGGCAAATTGTTTGTGTGTATAGGAACCAGCCCCATAAACCATAACTGGATAGTTGTCGGTAGCCAATCGTAAGGTGAACTGAATGGTCACGATTAACGCAATAGCCCATGTGGGAACAGCACAGCCAAGCATAGCTGCGGCAGTAGCCCTGCTTGAAAGCTATGTTGAAACGGTCAGCACAGGAACGACCATACGGTGCTATGGCATCAGCGAGGTCGGGCCGGGAAGGTATTGGTTCCCGTGGCTTATAGCGGACAGGTGAGGTGAAGTATGAAATTCAGGAACAATAAAACGGAAAGTGTCCTCGTTCAGATAGTGAACAAGAAGCTCAACGACCAACCTAAAGAAATGATTTGGCTTATGCCGGGAAAAGAAATAGATATAAACCCAGAGTACGGCCAAAGGCTCGGATTAACAATGGTAATAGAGCCAAAACTTGAAGTGAAGGCAGAAACTTCAACGATAGCTAATAAGCCAGTAGAAACCAAACAAGAAGACAAATCGAAGAGAGGAAGACCAAAGAAGTGATATGATGACATTCGGAATAACTGCGGATGAAGTCCGTAACGTAATCGGACAGACCAGTTCCGAATTATCAGACGCAACAGTAAACGCTTTCGTAACGGAAGCGGAATACGAAACAGAACAACTCCTAAAAACCAAGTTTACGCCTACTACGATAATGGAAAGGGTTGTGTTAGAAAACTCAGAGCCCCCAATACTCATGCTCAAGAACACGCCGGTGATAACCGTCAAAACGATATACATCTGCGGGACGGCCTATAAAGTTGACCCCTCGGATACATATCTTAATAACTACTCTGGAAAACTGCAACTAAGAAGCACGGCAACAAGCAGGGAATTCAGCGGAAATATAGACGACCAGAACACGGTGGAATACCAATATGCAAAACAGGACGAAACCACGACAAGCACAACCACAACGGCAAACGTGGGGAGCAGTTCAAGTGTGGCGTTCTCGGTAAGTTCTGTATCAGGCTTTGAAGTTGGGGATTACGTCAAGCTTGAAGGCATAGAAGGTAACACAGAAACCGTGGTGCTCACGGGGACAAGCGCGTCATTATCTAAGCTCACGGCTCAGGTAAGGTGGCCGCATGATACCGGTACGAGGGTAGTGAAAATGGGAGTTCCGAACATACCGAAAGAGCTTTGCAAAATACTCGCGGCGATACGATGCGTTTACAATAGGATTGGCAAAACCTATGGCTTTGCCACGAGCTATTCTGTCCCGGAGTTGAGCGTGACCAAGACAGGGCCACTCGCCCATTACGGACAGTTGCTCCAGAACCTAATAGAAAGAAGGGATTGGCTGCTCCAGAGATACAGGCCGGAGTTTACGATAGCGTGATAAAAAAGCCCCTAAAAAGAAGTGCCGGTTCAAATCCGGTGTGGGGCAATAGGGCAAGAGCCCGAATAAGTCCAAGAGGCAAATATGGTGACAGACATAGGCTGCGGAAGCGGCGATTTCATAGATAACATCATAGCGGATTTCGGGGAAAGCGTAACGCATATCCCTGTTACGGTCACGGAAGATGTAAGAGGGAATGAAGTAAGAGTTTTTTCTGGGACTACAACGATAACGGCCCATGTGCTTGTCAGGTCAATAGACTATGTTAGGGACAAGACCGGCATACAGAAGCTCGCCCCGGCATATATGCAGAGCAAAGACAGTGATGGGGTAAAAGCAGGCGACATGATTATCGTGAGTGTTGGAACATTCAAAGTGTTCAACACAATAGCGAGAGAGGCGGCCCAAAGTGGACTTTATGTTTACAGCGAACTATACTATTGGGAGTGAGCTATGAATGGACGAACAAACAAGAAAAGACTTGATGGATGCGATTTCGTTAGCGACAGCAAACGCATACGCAAGAGCGGCCTACGACATGGAAAGGGAGGCGAAAAGGATATGCCCGGTGGACACTGGGGCTCTCAGGGCAAGCATACATCTGAGGGAAACCAAAAAGGGAAAAATCCAAATAGTCGCTGGCAAAAACTACGCTCATTATGTGGAATTCGGGACATATCGTCAAAGACCACAACCATACATCCGCCCAGCGATGCATGCGATGGTAATGAGGTTCTTCCCGGAAAGGTTGTTTCAGGAACTCAAATTAATGTCCAAGAACTTTCGGGCTTACAGGGAGATACCAAGGGAACAGTTTTACAAGGAGTATGTAGAGGAACCAAGACAGAGAGCAAAACAACTCCGGCCGTTCAGAAGGATAGCGTCAAAAATGAGGAGGGGGGCAAAATTACTCAGGAAATTGAGATAAATAAAGCACCGGCAACAAGCACCATGATATTCACGGCAATACCGATTGCGATTGATTTGAACTCAAAGCAGACATTTAATCCGGTCGGCCATCATCAAACATATATAATCAGGCTGAGCGACATAAGCGTTATACAAGACAAGGAGCATTGCGAACTTACGATTGAAACAGGCGTGGAACTTCCGGGGCTGGAAATAGGAAAAACATACATAATCGCAAACATGATTACGCGCGACCCCACGCCTGAAACGGCTTTTGATGTGGTGAGTTTGGCATTTATGATGCAAAAATGGTCATTCATGGGATGCATGCTCGCTTCCAAGAAACCTTATAGGTTCACGGGATGGAAAAAGTTATATCACCCTGAAGTATTATTGGAGATGTGGGAACATGGCTAAAATCATGTCAAAGTTGTTGAGGCACGACATACCGGCAGATATACAGTTTGACAACTATATAGTGCCGCTTGATATAGACAGAGGAAACACGGTGTATATAAGCACTATCTGGAGCAGGGACGCCAACAAGGGACAGACCACCAGAACGATAATTCCAAAGAGGAGTTATTGGAAGATACAGATGGAGAAAATAAAGGAACACACGTCAATCCAGGAAGCTATGGCTTTCCATGACGAAATAGTAAAAAAAACAAGGGAGGAACGCGACAATGGCAGAAGTGTTAGTAGTACATGCGTCAACGCCTGAAAGAATTAGGAAATTCAACGAGGCTGTGTCACAGCTTCAGATACCCTTTGAGGGTAGGATAAGGAAAGGATATGCCCCAGTCTTCCCGTACAAAGTAGAATCCTGGATATACAAGACAAAAGAGGAGTGCGTGCCGGAACTGCTGAAGTTCATAAAATCCAACACAAGTGGAGCCGAAATGGCTGGGGTAAGGCCGCTTCAAGGGGTAACCCTCACGGCAGGGAGGATATTGAAGTTCATATCGTGGATAAGACACCAATACGAAAAGTTCCATTGCACGTTTATCAAAAGACGCAGGGAACTCATAGGCAGAAACGTGCTTGACATACCGGATATGTCCAAGATAAACCCCAGCGAACCGTCAGTTGAAGGCTGGGGGCATAGCGCAGTTATATGTGTGATAAATGACAACAAGAACAAACGCGGGCAGGAGGAATTATGAGCAAAATAGACATACAGAATATAGATGACGAAATACTCTATGGGATAAGGAACGGAATTACAGACCCAAGCAGCAGAGGCAGTTCCGGAACACAGACCATAACAGGAAGCGGAGTAACAACATATCCTCTTGCTCAGGCCGGGATAACGAATGTGACGTCTATTCTGATTGATTCTGGGACAAAAACTTACGGTCAGGATTACACACTCACGGCAGAGAACACAATGATAAATCAGGTTGTGTTTGCCACGGCTGTAACTACTGGCAGTTCCATAGTTGCGAATTACCACTATGGAAGTACATGGGTTTATCCGGATTCCCCGAACAAGAAGTTGAGCCTGCACAGTTTCCCGCGAATAGCTATTACGGATGTGAGCACGGAAATAAGCGAGTTTGACCTGAATGCAGCATCAAATATGAGTTCAAAACTCAAGCAGATACAGGTAATCGGGGCAAATCCAAAGCTGGTTACGGGAATAGTAAATAACATCAAGGATTGGATTGTGGACAACAAGAAAGGGTTTTACTACATGGAACTCATAATTCCGGTGAACATAAGTCCAGTCACAACATGGGATGACAGGGGAAGCACGGAAATTGTTCAACAAAGTATTACGGTTGAAATACCATTTATTTATGAAAAATAGGAGGGTAAAAAATGACAGATACACCAGTAAGTGGAGCACAGTCATACGTTGAATACCGCAAAGAAACCACATACGGCGTAGATGCAGCCGGGACAAACTATGCTTTCGGGCATGAAATAAACATAGACATCAACAGGAAAAACAACATGATAGAAGTCCTCGGCCTAAATGATGTAAATGTGAAAGCCTTACTCGAGGGCAAATACGAAGGCATGGTTACAATTAATGGAGTGTTAGCAAACGCAAGGTGGTTGGGAATGTTTTGGGGAGCATCAGCAACTACCGGAAGTGCGCCACACACGCATACATTCACAGAGTCAAACACACCACCAAGTGTGACCATAGAAAACGGCATAAACTTGGGGACTACGGACTCTGTCTGTAAATTACTTGGATGCGTATTGGACTCTTTGAATTTGAAATGCGCGGTCGGAGAACCGATAAGGTTCACGGCCAAGTTCTTTTACAAAAATGAAGCAGAAGGAACAAGCCTTGACGGAAGTCCAGCGAATGAAACGGAAACACCATTCACGTTCGCAAATGCGACAGTAGCTATGCCAGCCGGAACCACGCTAACGAATGTTCAAAATCTTGACATAAACCTGAATAGAAACGTAAGCCGAGTATATGGACTCAATAGCAGATTCCTCACGAATGTGATATTTGGAAAAAGAGGTTACGAGGTAATTCTGGACAAGACCTTTGAAATAGCAACCATACTTGAACAATTCTACGGTTCGACGACAGCACCTAACGCAACGGTAGCGGAAAGCACTATGAACATAAACATAACAAATGCAGACACAGGTTCGGCAGAGAGACACATAGAGATACAACTGGCTGGAGTAAAGCCCAACGAGTTCAGCAACCCGCAGAAACCGAACGAGCTTATCGTAGAGAATGTTGCACTCATTGCAAGATATGGGACTGGAATAGCTCAGGATGACACGAGTTCAACACCTTTTGACTGAGGCGATTAATTGTTTCAAGCTTCTCAATAAAACGGCCAAGCGGCCATAAGGAAAAGACAATGGAGAAATTCAAGGAGATACCGATAGAATATGAAGGCAAACAAGAAACGGTGACAATCAAGAGATTGACATACGGGGATAAGCTGGCGATAACAAGGAAGAGTAGGACGGTGAAATTCGTTGGAAGCGTTCAAGATGTGCGCATCGATGAGGAGAAATACGCAATAGAAATCATACGATTGGGCATAATGAAGGCTCCGTTCCCCTTGACAGATGAAGGGATATTGGGGCTGGACATGAACATCGGTGACATGCTATTGAACGAGATAGAGAAATTCAACGGGGTGTCAAAGGAAAAAAAGTCCGTATCGGCAACGCAATCCGACTGAACCATACGACAATGGTGGACGTTGCCGAGGAATTTGTCTATTATACAATGGCGAAGGAATTCCATCTGAAACCCGAAGAAGTGGACAAACTCGACGCGGTGACCATAGAAACATGGCTTACCATAATGTCCGAGCAAAACAAGGAAATGAGAAGGAAATAACATGGCAGGAGTAACCGGCACAGTAGTGGTAGAAGTCAGGGAAGGCAAAAGTAGCTTGGCCTCTAACTTTCTGGGCGGTGTAAAAGGTGGTTTGTTCGGCATGGGAGGAGGAGGCGCGGAGAGTGGCGCGGCAGGAGCCGTAGGTGGGACATTAGGAAGCCTTGCGCTTGTAACAGGAGTGCTGACTATCATTTCTACGGGCATAAAGTCGATATGGGGAGTTCTCACGGAAGCCAGCCCTATGCTGAAGGCCATGTTGGGTGGGATAACCAAACTTTTGATGCTAATCCTGAAGCCGATTGGTGACATATTCGGCGTGGCATTGATGCCGTTGCTTTACATTCTCAAGCCAATCGGGACGTTCTTCAACGCGCTCATGAAACCATATATACAGAAAGCGATGGCATCTATGCGTGCGGGCGGGGAACTGCTGAAGTCCGGAGATATAAAGGGTGCGGGCGAAGCGTTCATACTTGGAGGCGAATACTTATTGAAGCCGTTCTTTGATATGTTTGTGTCGGCATTCTCGACCGGGCTCGGTTCACTCTCTACTATTATAGGCACTGTATTAGGCCCCATATTAGGCGCGCCATTCTTGGAGGCGGCAAAGGTCATAGCGGCTACTGGACAATCGATAATAGAAACTTCAACGGATGCGCTTGACACACAACTTGGTGCGTTACTGGCGAACACGGAAGCGAAAACTGGGACTTCCTTCGCCGGGATAGTGAAGAACATCGGTGACGCGCAGACGACCATCGCTTACCTCGGAGGGGAGATAGCCAATGGGATATTCACGCCGTTTAACGATATCAACGGCTGGATAGAATCGAGTTGGGCGCAGAATTTTAAGGATGCGGTGAAGGCGGCCTTTGAGAAGGCATTACAAAATTTGCCAATCCCTACATATCCAGGAGGAGGATATGGAATAAAAAAAGACGTAAACACATGCACACCGTGGTGGGCAGGCGGCGGAATAGATAGTTTGTTGACGTGGTAATATGGCATACACTTTAACGCTTAACGATAAAACGATAATAGATTTGGGCAAGGTTCAAAGCACGCCATTCGATCAAGACAGCCAGCTTGAACATGTAACTTTCCCGCTATGCCCGGCTGAAAATGCGGCGGTGTTTGATTTTAACGGTGTCCGTATGGCCTTCACGCTAAAGGGTGTGGTGAGTTTCGCGACAGCAACGGAAGCTTGGGACTGGATAGCGAATATGTTCGCTATACAGGACGGGAACCAATACACCATAGTGTATCACGATGATGGGTGGGATTACTCCACGGTTGGCAATCACCAAGACGGGAAGTTCAATGTGAAGGTTAGCAAATTCATGGTGAATCCAGATGTGAATTTTACTCCCGGTCTAAACGTAGTCCAATATACGCTATTATTGCTGGTGGGTGACCCAAGTATATGAGCAGTTACAGAAAAATATATCCCGATACTGTAAAGAAAAA